CGCGCCAAAGCCGTACAGGCTTGGGACTGGTTCATGAAGTACACCGAAGAGCTGCGGATCTGCGAAGTGCACGACTACGCATACGGCAAATGGGGCAGGGGCTACCGCTGTTCTCGAGGCGTCGGCGCTAAAGGCGTCAAGGTGTTTACCGCTGACGACAACGCGGGCACACCGGGCGGGACTTGGTTGCATGTCGAGGTCTCTAACGATTGGGAAAGCCCAGAGGCTTTTGAGGCTGCATGGCGGGCGCTCCCTAAGCCATAAGGACGTGGCTGGCGCTTGGTCTCGCCAGTCACTAGGAGGGGCTAGGTGGTTCTCCATTGCGCCTAGCCTCTCCGCCACCCAAATGCTTGACTTGTGTTTACACGGCGGGCAGAATGTTTACACGGGTAACCAAGTACCCCAAAACAAAGGAGCCAAATATGTGGGACGAACTACCACTATTCCGCAACACAGACCCCGAGACATCCGCAATGGGTGCTCAAGATGTCAAGCCCCGCAGACAAACCCAAGCCCTGCGTTTACTCGCTGAGTACGCCCACCGTGACGGCCTCACCGACGAAGAAGCAGCGCTCTTTGCCGGGCTAATCAAAACGGGCTACTGGAAGCGCTGTAGTGACCTGCGCACCGCTGGGTACATAATCCCAACAGGCGAGACCAGAATCGGCTCACAAGGCTCCCTGATGCGTGTCTGTGCCATTACAGAAGCAGGACGCAAGGCACTGTGATGGGTTACTTCATCGGGCTTCCTCTAGGGTTATTCTTTGGCGCTCTGCTGTACGGCATGTGGAGCGCCTGCGACATAGAAGGCGAATATAAAGAACCGCCGTACGACTGGAATCAGGCTGACCCTGACCTGTGGCTCATTGAGCCTGTCCTATTCACCAAACAAAGTAGAGAAGATTGAAACGTGTTTTACTGTGCTCACTCGCACTACTCGCCCTATCTGTCCCATCCCCAGCATCAGCTGCACCCGCGTGGAAATGTCCACAGTGGCACACCATGCTCCGTAAACACCGGCTACCCGTGGAGGTCTTCGACCACATCATGTGGAGAGAATCCCGCTGCAATCCGAAAGCAGTCAGCGGTTTTAACGGTGACGGATCACGCGACTCCGGGCTTCTTCAAGTCAATTCGTCATGGCGTACGCTTACTGCTCGGACGTGTAAACGCCCAGCGCGTCAGGTCATCAAAAGCCTGACAGACCCATCCTGCAACCTGAAGGTCGCTCGCGTTTTGTGGGCGGACGGTAAGGGCGCTTCAAACTGGCGTGTATCGTCAGGCAAGTAAACATCAAGGAGAAATGATGAGCAACAAGACCAAGGTGATTGCAGTACGCGTCACCGAAGAGCAATACAACGGGCTGAAACTTCTAGCCGATAGCCGTCTGATGAAGATGGGTGAGTATGTTTACAACTCGCTGATGCCGACAATGATTATGGGCATGGAAGCAGCTCATAAGGAGCGCAAGAAGGCTGAAGCAAAGGCGAAGCGTCAAGCAAAGAAGGAGGCCCAGAATGGCGTTCAATCTTGACGATTACGAACCAGTAGCAGTACGACACTCACGCTGGTTAGAGCAACACCCGAACGGGCGCACCATCACACACATGGTTTCCCAGCCCGGTGCAGACATCTGTGTGATCCGTGCAGAACTGTGGCTTGAAGACGTTTGCATTGCTACTGGCTACGCCGAAGAGGTACGTGGCGCTGGCAATGTAAACCGCACTAGCCACGTCGAGAACTGTGAGACATCCGCTGTGGGTCGTGCATTGGCTAACGCTGGCATGGCAGGCACCGATGTAAACAAGCGCCCCAGCCGTGAAGAGATGATGAAGGTGCAGAACACCGCACCGAAAATGCGTATCACCCAGGCATCCTCTGCAATGGCAACCGCTAACGGCATCCGCGTCAGAGGCACCCAATGGGGCGACCTCCCCGAATGGCTACTGATTGCAGCTGTAGAGGCTGGCGTCTCCGAGGTTTACGACAACCGTGACCAAGTCGCCGGCACCAAACGCCCATGGTTCAAAGCCACCACCGGAGGCAAAGACGCCAAAGCGTTCTGGCCACCAAAGGGCACACCCGACCCCGTCATCGCCACAAGCGAAGACGACTACGGTGACGACGGACTCGAGGAGCCCTTCTGATGGACGAACTACAGAAAGCCATAGAGACCCTCATTGCAGACCGTGACCGCTGGCGCGCCATCGCAGAACAAGCCCTAGCAAACTGCAACCAAGCCCTCGCACTACTCGAAAACATGCAGGCAGACACCAATGATTGAGTTCATCTACTTCTTGTCACACAGTTTCCTCATGATGACCATCGGCGCATGGCTGGCGAAACGTCATGTCTAGAGCGCTCTATTGTCCCTTCCCGACATGCAAAAACGAAACCAGTGGCTACTGCACAATGCACCGCCAACTCATGCCCGCCATTGAAAGCGTTGTGCAACACAACGACCCCGAAGGCATCCTTTCGTTCTCTGTAAACGTGTCAAACCTTCAACCCATGATCCGAATGATGGAAGAACAATGGAACGGTTTACGCCGACTCGAACGAGAGCTGCGCCACTACGAAACAGAACTGGCACGGGTGCAAGGTGGCAGGTGACATCAATGCCTCGGAGCGCATCTTTCAAAGCGCGGTGGAACAGATAGCGAGCATGAACGGCTGGCTCATATTCCATCCGTCACCGCATCAGGTGCGTCCGGGTGTTTACCGTTCAGACGGCAAAGGATTCCCCGACCTTGTCCTCGCTCATCGTGAACGCGGTCTTATCTTCGCTGAACTCAAACTTGAGACAGGCAGGCTCACACCCATGCAAGTTGTCTGGGCGAACGCTGTCAGCCCCCACGCTGAGCATTATGTGTGGCGACCTAATCAACTTGAGATGATTGCAGAGCGCCTCGGGCGCAAGTAGCATCCGAACTGCCTAGGGGTTAAACGATGAGGTGCAGCCCCTAGGCACCTAAATAATTGGAAAGATGGGTGAGTGGCTAAACCACCTGTTTGCTAAACAGGCAACTCTGAAAGGAGTTCGGAGGTTCGAATCCTTCTCTTTCCGCCATAACAGACAAACGCACGGCCACATTGGGAGTTGTACTCAGTTGGCGTAACACTCGGGAACGAGGGTAGAGCCCCATGCCACAGAGCAAGGGGTACAGCGTATGAACGTCACAAACACCAAGGTGGGAGTCCGCTGGTAGCACACATCCAACAGCCTGAGTTAGTAACTCAAAGTGTGGGGGGTTATACCGCACCGACCCGTCCCGTAACATGAAGACAACCGCAGACCCAACGGGTCAAGGGCGTCAGCAAGAAACGAGACCAACATGAGCGAATACCACACAGCTGCATACCGCAAAGCCAGAGCAGAACTCCTAGCCCAAAACCCCATCTGCTACTGGTGCCGTACAGCCCGGGCAACCGAACTGGATCACCTTAACGAAGTTGACAACGGTGGCACCATCGAAGACGGATATGTAAGCGCATGTAAACCTTGCAACAGTAAACGTGGCGTAGAACACCTCAACCGTAAACGCGCTCGACAAACCCAATCACGAAACGCTGCGATGAACCAACTTTCAAACGAAAACCCTGCAGTTTTTTTGACAAACGCAACCCATTCACCCCGACGCCTTTCTGCCGTATCTCCACGAAACGGTCATGACTCAGTCCAAGACGGGTTGTTTCCGCCGTTAACGGCTGGGGTTGGTTCTGATCTGCCTCGGTTGGTTACGCCGGTATATGGGTACGAGAGTTATGGGCCTCTCATTGCAGAGTTTGCGCAAACGCATTTAGGTCGAGAGTTGTTTCCGTGGCAGGTCAACGTGTTAACGGGTGCTTTTGAGCATGACGCTGACGATGCGTTTACGCATTCTTCGGCTATGGCGTTTTGTGCGCGTCAGCAGGGTAAGACGTTCATGCTTTCCGCGGTAGTGGGGTTCTGTCTGCTCGAGTTGCCTCGCATTTGGGGGCGTCCGGTGAAGGTTGTGTCGACGGCGCATGAGTTGTCTTTGGCTACGGAGGTCTTTGAGGACTTGCGTGATCTCTTCGAGTTGTGGGAGGAGTCTGGGCTGTGCAAAGTGACGTGGGCGTATGGGCGTCACCGCGTCAAGATGGTTGACGGGTCTGAGTACCTGGTTAAAGCTGCAACAGGTAAGAAGCACGGTATTTCAGGCGTGGACATTCTCATCGTGGACGAACTTTGGGCCATCACAGAGGCTGCATATTTTGGTGCTTTGAAGCCTGCCCAGATTGCGGTGAAGTCGGGGCTTTCGTTGTTGGTGTCCACGGCTGGCGACGAGTCGAGCACGGTGATGAAGAAACTTCGTGAGCAGGCAATTGGGCAAATTGACAAGGGCGAGCCGGGCGAGTTGTACATGGCGGAATGGTCAGTTCCCGAGTCGGTGTCACCTGATGACGAGCGCTATTGGGGGTACGCCAATCCGAGTATGCCTAGGACGGTGACTCTGAAAAGTCTTCGAGCTGCACACGCCAGCCCCGACCGATCACAATGGCTCCGCGCTCATTGCAACATGTGGGTTAGTGCTGCGTCGTCTTGGTTGCCACCGGGTCAGTGGGCGAAGCGCCTGACCGACAACACAGAGTGGGACGGGACGACTTCTATCCTCGCTGTGGACAGTGCTGTTGATGACAGTAAGTACGTGGGCATTTGGTGCCGTAAGAACACCGACGGCGACATCGTGGCAAGCGTGGAGTTTCAGACGGAGTCCATTGCTGAAATGTGGGAGCAGATCACAGCGTCGTTGGAGCGTGAGCCGAAAACGCAGCTGGCGATTACGCCCAGCCTGTTCATTCATACGCCCGAGAAGTTTCAGCGTCGTACGGTGCAGTGGGGCTATGGCGAAATCAACAAGTACACGTCCACCGTTAAGGGTCTTATTAATGAGAACCGCGTGAAGCACACGGGCGAGATTCTGTTGGCGGAACATGTAAACAGGGCGGTTCTGATCCGCGGTCAGGGCGGGGCGTTGAGCATCTCGAGCCAGCGAAGCCCGGGCCCGATTGAGGCGTGTCGTTGTCTCATTGTTGCTGCAGCCATGGTGTCTCGTCCGGGTGGCGGAAATAAACCTTCAATGGGTTCGTCAAGATAGTTGCATTTGCAACAATCGTGTGTAAGACTCCGAGTGGATGGGTATTTTCTCACGCAAAGTTGAAACGGCTTCTTTCGCCTCTGCACCTGTGCAGGCGGCTGCTGGCGCTTCGTATATCAACAACTTCATTACCTATCAAACGGGTACCGACGAAGTTCGCGCCTTGTCGGTGCCCACTATTTCGCGCTCCCGTGACCTGCTCGCTGGCATCATCGGCTCTGTCGGGTTGAAGCACTACTCAAAGCAGTGGAACGGCACCGACTACGACGAGGTTTACCTGCCTTGCGAGCCTTGGATGGAAACACCTGACCCGAAGGTCACCCGCTCGTTCTTCTTTGTGAACATCTTCAGCGACATGTTCTTCTACGGCATTGCTTACGCCTACATCACGACACGCTACTCCACCGGACTGCCTGCGTCGTTTACATGGCTCCCAGCTGCAAACATGTCGAGCACCCAGCAGACAGGTATCCCGCAGTTCTTCGGCCCATCGGATCAACTTATGTTCAACGGGCAAGAACTTGACGTCAACAACGTCGTCCAGTTCCTTAGCCCTATCGAGGGTATTTTGAAGACTGGCGCAAGAGCCATTAACACGAGCATTTGGCTTGACCAAGCAGCAGACCGTTACGCATCTCTCGAGACCGTGCCGGGCTACCTCCAGCAGGTTGACGGCGAAGACATGTCCGGTGATGACCTTGGTTCGTTGGCTTCGGCTTGGGCTGCAGCGCGTAAACAAAACGCCATCGGCGCACTGTCCCGTCAGGTGCAGTTCAAAGAGTTCTCGCAGAACCCGCAGGAAGTCATTGCAGACCAGCGCAAGTACCAGTCTCTTGAGATGGCTCGTCTGTGCAACATCCCTGCCTATATGGTGTCCGCCCCTCAAGAAGGCGCATCGATGACGTATCAGAACGCGGAGCAGGCACGTCAAGACTTGTACCTTTTCGGCGCTCGTATCTACATGGACGCCATTGAACAAACGCTCTCTAGCGCTCAAGTTCTCCCAAGAAATCGCTATGTCGAGTTTGACATTGAGTCGTATATCGGATCCGAGGACACTTCGCCTAACGGCATGCCCAACAACGAAACGGATAGTGAGTTATGAAAATTGAGTTTGTAGCCGTGCCTGTCACGCTGGATGCTGCAGCAGGGGAGGACAGCCCCCGCACGATCACGGGTGTGGCTGTACCTTGGGACACGCCTGCTGTGGTATCTGGCGGACAGAAAGTGCAGTTTTCTAAGGGCGCTTTCGACGTCAACCAGAAAGCACCAAAGTTGCTTGAAGGTCACGACATGAACCAACTTCGTGGCGTTGTCACCGAACTGGTTGAAGCCGACGAAGGCTTGCTGTTCTCTGCGAAGTTTGCAAAGACCCGCGCCAGCGATGAGGCCATCGAACTCATCAAGGCTGGCGCATACGACTCCGTTTCTATCGGAGCAATCCCCACCAAGTTCAAATACAAGGGCGACACCATGATGGTGTCCGCTGCTGAGATTCTGGAAATCTCGCTTGTCAGTCATCCAGCGTTTACGGACGCGATGATTACAGAAATCGCTGCGTCACAACCTGAAGAGGAAGACGTTGTCGAACCCCAACCCCTAGACATTCCTGAGGAGGAAACCATGTCTGAAGTAACCCCAACGGTTGAGGCTTCGGCTGAAATCGTTCCAACCGCACCACTCTTTGCAGCTGCAAAGCGTGAAGTCAAGATGCCAAGCGCTGCCGAATACATCGCTGCTGCTATCGCCGGTGGCGACCAGTGGCGTGACATGAACGCAACCCTTCAGGCTGCAGCACCAGACGTGACAACCACAGACACCCCAGGTGTTCTTCCATTGCCAATCGTCCAGCCTGTTTACAACAACTTCCGCGGAATCCGCCCAGTTGTTGACGCTTGCGGTGTTAAGGCAATGCCCGGTGGAGGCAAGATCTTCATCCGTCCAGAAGTCACCACACACACATCAATGGCTGTTCAGTCTGCAGAAAACGCAGCACTTCAGTCAGGCACATTTGTGGTGTCCTCAAACCAAGTCACCAAGGGCACCTACGGTGGATACGTCAACCTCTCGATGCAAGATCTTGATTGGGTTACTGATCCAGCAATCTTGTCACTCATCCTTGACGACATGTCTCGCATCTATGCGAACACCACCGACAACGTTGCAGCCGATGCGCTTCTTGCAGGTCAGACACAGACAGCGACACTCACCGACCCAACCTCTCCTGCCGAGTGGGTTAGCGACATCTACGCTGCAGCGTCCACCATCTTGAGCAACTCAAACGGGAACCTTCCAACACACTTGTTCTTGGCTCCAAACATGTACGCCGCTCTCGGTGCACTTGTTGACACCGCTGGTCGTCCATTGTTCCCAGAAGTTGGCCCAATGAACGCACTTGGCACATCGTCTGCATCTTCGTTTGCTGGAATGGCTTTCGGTCTCAATGTTGTGGTTGACCGCAACTTTGCAGCCGACACCGTCATCGTCGGTGACCCAAGCGGTTTCGAAGTATTCGAACAGCAAAAGGGCGCACTCAGCCTTGAGTCCCCATCAACACTGTCACGCACATTGTCGTGGCACGGCTACTTCGCCACGTTGATGATTGACCCAACAAAGTTCGTCTCGCTCACATAATCAACCGGGTAGTAAGGGAAGGGTCTGTATGTCTGTAAACACAATTATCTACGCAGCGCGTGTAGACAACTTTGCAGCTGTGCAGACCCTCACCATTGCCCCCGTCCAGCCCGGTGACTCAGTCACCATCGCTGGAGTGACCGACACAACGTTCAACACCACAGCAACCGTCTTCTCCATCGAAGCCTATGAACTGGTTTCGGTGGATGAGTACGGTGTGTTGGAGTTCAACTACGACAACCCAAAGCCCAATCAGATCATCTATGCGAACACGGGTAGCGCTGTTGTTTACGACACAGCAGTTGGCACAGTTACCTACACGGTCAGCCCAAGTTGGTGCAGTTCTGCCGACGTGAAAAGTTGGCTCGGCATCGATGTCGCCACCGCAAATGATGACGCCTTTGTCACCGTTTGTGTAAACGCTTCGAATATATGGTGCCATCGTAAACGTCGTGAGGCGGGCTATACCGACCCAACTGCTAGCGCCCCTAGCGCCGATGTCAAACTTGGCGCAATCATGTACGCAGCGACGCTTTACCGTGAACGCGGAACTAGCGGAGACTCTTACGGTGGCTTCGACGGTATGGGCAACCTGCCTATGCCCGTCACCCTTCACCGCATTATGCAGCTGCTGGGCTGTGGCAGGGCACAGGTCGCCTAATGGCTTCAGGCATCTTGTACGAGGCTGTAAACACGGTCAAAACCGCGTTGACGGCGCTCAACCTTGTGCCTATTACTGACCCTCGCAACGTGCGCCCAATGTCGGTTCTGATCCAATTGCCAACATCGGACAACTTCACATACAACGTCGGCAACATTGAAATGCGTCTGTCGGTGTGCGCTCCGCCTCCGGGCAACCAAGACGCAGGCGATTACCTGATGACGGTTGCCGACACAATCATGAACTCGCCCATCGCAGTCACTGACATGCGACCCGGGCTTTTAAGCGTGGGCGGGCAAGACCTGCCAACCTACGACCTAACCGTTGCCGTCGCCGTACGGCGCAACTAACACAAAGGAGCCACCATGGCGACATCAACATTTTTGTCCAACGCGACAATCAACATTTCACAGGGCGCTACGACCACTGACCTCAGTGACCAAGCAAACCAGTGCACAATTACTGTGGGCAGTGATTCACTCGAGGTGACCGCCTTTGGAAATACTGGACACCAGTTTGCGCCGGGCTTGCAATCGGTGGACGTTCAAATCACGATGTTCCTTTCCTATGGCGCAAGTGAAGTCGAGGCCGTTTTGGCATCATGCGTCGGCACAGGCACAACCACTTTGGTTATCTCGCCATCAGGCACCACCGAATCAGCGTCAAACCCCGAGTACACAATCACAAACTGCATGCTCGCTGACTTCACGCCAATCAACTCAACCGTGGGAGAAATCGCCACTGTGACCGCCAACTTCGTCGGTGGCACTTGGGTGCGCGACGCTTCCTGATTCGTAAACAACACATAGAGGAGAACCTATGAAAATCACACTCAACGTCGAAGAGAAAGACGGCCTCACCTATCAGGTGACGACCAACCTCTTCTCCATTGTGGCATTAGAGCGCAAGTTCAAGATCCGTGCGTCTGACCTTGCCTCTGGTGTCGCCATGGAACATCTCGCTTTCCTCGCCTTTGAAGGTGCGAAGCAAGAGGGTTTTACAGTGCCAGCGGTCTTTGATGATTACATCAAGCGACTTATTGCCGTTGACATTGTGGAGGACGAGGGCGCAAACCCTACCAACGGGGCAGTTACCTCCGAACCCTCTGCGAGTTAGTCGTCGAGACAGGTTTCTGGCCTCCCCAAATCCCATTCGATATACAAGAGCTGCACACCGTCGCTGATGTGCTGAGACAGATGAACAAGGAGGCGAAACGTGGCTAGTAGAAGTGTAAATACTGACATCTCGATAGTTGGCGCTAAAGAAGCCCTCCGCGAACTCAACAAGATTGACAAGGTTGCGCGCCGTCAGGTTACAAAGGATTACGCAAGCATTGTCGAGACGGTCATCTCTGACGCTCGTGCGTTAACACCTGACAGACCTCCTCTTTCAGGTATGGGGTACCGTTGGAACCCCGGCAACCGTGGCGACGTGTTCCCATATAACGACGCTAAATCTGACCGTTCTATGAAGGCTTTTGTTTCGGGCAAGAAGCCCCGTCAGTACGGCGCTTACACGTCTGATCTTGCGGTGTTTGGTATTCGTTGGAGCAACTCTGCAGCGCTTGTCAGCGAAATGTCTGGGCGTGGCCCTGTGCCCACAATTAAAGGTCGCCAAATGGTCGACGCGCTTAATAGGCGCTATGGAACTCCGGGGCGTTTCTTGTGGAAGGCGTACCTGCGCCACAAGGACGAGGTTGAACGCCGTGTTGAAATGCTTATCAAGGACGTTATGCGCAAAGTGCAGAAGGGCATCTAATGGCTATTCGTATCCCCATTGTCACGGAGTTCAACTCCAAGGGCATCAAAAGCGCAATCAAGGAGTTTAAGCAACTTGAGACCGTTGGGCAGAAAGCCCAGTTTGCTTTGAAGAAGGCTGCTATTCCTGCAGCTGCTGCGTTTACCGCTGTCGCTGCGGGGCTGTTTGATGCAACTAAGGCAGCAATGCAAGACGCCTCTGCACAAAAGGCGCTGGCTCGCCAGATTCAACGATCTACTAAGGCAACGGATGCAGACATTGCAGCCAACGAGGAATGGATTGAGACGCAAGGCAAGTTGCTAGGCGTCACCGACGATGAATTGCGTCCTGCGCTCGCTGGTCTTGTTCGAGTAACCAAGAGCATTCCGCAGGCTCAAAGGGCTGCATCTTTGGCAATGAATATCAGTGCAGCGAAGGGCATCAGCCTTGAAAGTTCTACTAAGGCATTGGAACGTGCTTACGGTGGAAACCTGAACGCCCTTAAGAAGATTGCTCCCGAGTTGAAGACCCTCATTGACAGTGGCGCTACTGCTGAGCAGGTGTTTGAGGCTCTCAATAAAAAGTTTGGTGGCGAGGCTGCAGCTGCTGCAGAAACAACTGAAGGCAAGTTCAAACGTCTCAAAATTGCGTTTGATGAAACTAAGGAGTCAGTTGGGACAGGGTTGCTCCCGATTATTGAAGGCGCTCTGCCGTATCTTCAGTCGTTTGCTAAATGGGCACAAGACAACCCCAAAACTTTCACAAAGATTGCTGGCGCTATTGGAGTGATTACCGGTGCAATGGTTTTGTTGAACGCTGCTCTTGCTGCTAACCCGATTGTTTTGGCTGTTGGTGTTGCTGCGGTTTCGGCTTATGCAATAGCGCAATTCGGGCCGGGCGCTGTAGATAAATTAAAAGAAAAAGCCGACAAAGCACTTGGGGTTTTTGACGCTAAGAGCAGTTCTGTTTACGGCGTAGATCCGAACCAGTTAATTCCTTATGACGACCAACGAGTTCTTGCGCCAGCGACAACCGCTAACCGTGGTGTCATTGTCAATGTAAACACAGGAATCGGCGACCCTGTTTTGATTGGTAAAACCGTGCAAGAAGCGTTGGACTCGTTCAAACGGAGATCCAAGTAATGCCGTTCCCAACACCCAAGGTTGAGATTGCTTTCGACGACGGCCCTTATGTTGCGTCGCCTACTTGGACTGACGTCACCTCGTTTGTGCGTGGCATGGGCATTGACCGTGGACGCTCTGACGATTGGGGCGACTTCTACGGATCCGCGACGGTAGTTCTTGACAACCGTGCCCGCACGTTTGACCCGTTTTACACGTCAGGCACTTACTACGGCAAACTTCTACCGCGTCGCCAGATACGCATCACGGCGACCTACGGCGCTACTTCATACCCGGTGTTTCGTGGCTATGTAAACGGATGGCCTCCAACGTGGACAGACGCAGGCAAGGATTCGACTGTGACGCTGTCGTGCATGGATGCGCTTGGTTTGATGGCGTCTGAGACGCTCCCTGCCGACTGGAGCCGTAACTACATCCTGAGCACTAGCCCACGGCATTACTACCCCTGCGATGACCCTGTAGGGCCGTATACTTCTAACCAGACGCTCACCGACTTGGGTTCTGTGCCGTTAAACATGGCAACAACTACAGCTGCATCAAACGGCGACCAGTTGGCTGTCGGTCTTGTAAACCGATGCATTACCGGCACGGGCGGTGAGGCTGCTAATTCGTCTAGCGGCACGACTGTAAACGCGTCGGCTAGTTTCACCGTGTCCTGCTGGGCTATCTCAGACGCAAGCCTTTCAGCGGGTACTCATTTTGTGCGTGGCAACTACGGCAACATGTTCTACTGGTTCGGGTTTAACACCACGACAGGCAAGTTCTACGCCGAAGTTGGCGAGGGCAGTTTCTCTAACTCTCGTGTGGCTAGCACCAACATTTCAGGCTGGGATGCGGGCATGGCTCGCATGTTCTCTTTTTCGTACAACAACTCGACCCGTGCGATTGTGATGTACATTGACGGTCTTGTCGTGGCGACAACCAACGCGGACTCGTTCAACATCTATGTGGCTTTTCCTGAGACTGTAAACATTGGCTACGGATCCGTTCAGCAGCTGGTGGTTTGGGACGGTGTGCAAACCCAGGCAGTCTTGCAGAATATTTACAAGTACTCCACGGTTAACCTGCCTGAGACAACCGCTGCAAGGTTTACACGCCTTATTGGTGAAACCCAGTTTCCTGCGTCGCTGACGAGTGGGCCGTCTGCGCCTGCGTCTTCCGTGTTGGACATCACTGACGACGCTCCGAAGTTGGCTGGCGAACTGCAAAAGGTTGCCGACTCCGAGTACGCCCCGCTGTTCGTTGACCGTTCTGGTGTGGTGACGTTGTACTACCAGAACCAAATCCGCACACAGTCCCGCTCCATTGTTTCGCAGGGCACTTACGGCACGGGTGGCTACAGCATCGGGCGGGATGTCTCAATTGCATATGACGGCGATTCGATGCGTAACGAAGCCAATGTGACTATGTCGGGCGGTGGTGTTTACATTGGTAAGAACACGACGTCTGTCACGGCGTACGGCGCAGCTCAAGAGTCCATCGATACGCAGGTGTCGTCGTTGGCTGACGCTCAGGACATCGGCAACATCGTGTCGGGTTGGGGCGGTCAGGTTTATCCTAAGGCTGATCCGTTTGAGGTGGTGTTGTCTCCGTCTGCGGATTGGAGCAACGCGTTAGACCGTGAACTGAATGACCGCATCACGCTTGTGGTTCAACCACCTACGGGTAACGCCATTACGACTCCGATGTTGATTAACCGCATCTCGCACAGTGTTGTGCCGGGTGAGTGGCGTACGACCTTTGAGGGGTCGGCGCGTTGGGCTGCGGTGTGGATTTGGGGACAGTCAACATGGGGCGGAACAGACCTTTTAGGATAGGAAACTATGGCAACACCAACATCACTTCCAGCAGCAGTAGCCACGGGCGACACTGGTACGGCTGCACAATTCAACGGCCTGCGAGGGGCGTTCCGCATTTTGCAGGTGGTGCAGGCAACTACGACAACTTTGACTGCGACCTCTACCACTACATGGGTAGACACCACCCTTACGGCGAGCATTACACCACAATCAACGTCTAGCAAGATTCTTGTTATTCCAAGCCATTCGCTTTACAACTTCACCGCTGGAACTGAAGGTGGTCTGCGCATTGACCGAAGCGGAACTGTCATTTTTACTCAAACCGCCTGTGGTCTTAACACTGGCGGTAGCGCCGTAACTCAGTGGATGACGCAATACTTAGACAGCCCTGCCACTACTTCAGCGGTGACCTACAAAACACAACAGAACCGCGGTGGTGGTGCAGGAACCTTTTACACACAAGTGAACGGCAACCCTGCAACGCTCATCCTTATGGAGGTATCGGCATGACCGAATCAACACTTGACAACGCTCTACGAGCCTTGGGCTTTACTGACGGCTGGGCAATCAGTGGCGACGCCATTGTTCTCTGGGAAAACACCGAACCACAGCCATCAGAAGCCCAACTAATCAAAGCAGGATGGGTTAAACCCGATGAAGCGCCTACTGCTGACGCTTAGCCTCGTAGCGGTACTCGCATCGTGCGCAGACCGCACACGCGAAAACTGCAACACCACAAAAGCCGACGGACTCCTAGAAAGACGCTGCGCATGAAACCCGAAAACCGCCTCACCAACGAACAAATCAAAGCCCGCCTCATCCTCGTCGTCGGAATCGGCTTGACCCTTTCGTTTGTCATGGCAATCGGATCACTCATCTTCGGGCTTCTATTCGTCGTACAACCGACAGAGCAATCCCCCAACGACGCCGAAGCGTGGGGCGTACTCTCACCGATGCTCATGACCCTCGCAGGTGGACTCATCGGACTCCTCGCCGGTAACGGCCTTAAAGACAAACCGAAAGACCCACCAACATGATTGTTAGCACCGCCCAATACAGCGTGAGCAGTACCCCCGTCAAAATTGTTGCTACCAACGAAGTACCCCGTAACGTGTGGATTAACTGCAGTAGCAACGAAAACTTCTACATCGGGCCTAACAACACCGTCAGCACCACTACGGGTTTCTTTGTGGCTAAGACCGCTGCCGACCTGCAAATCGAGTTGGACGCCAACGATGAACTCTGGGCAATCATGGCAACAGGTACGCACACCATCACGGTCATGCAGGTGTCGCTCTAATGCCCAGAAAGTATTTGTATTTCCCTGCCTACGACGGGAAAAAGGCATCGCCAGTCATGGAGCGCCTCATTCATCTGATGGGTCGTAGGTGGGGTTTCAAGTCACTTGGTATTTATGCAAACAGACCCGTTAGAAACCCTTTAGCCAAAGGCGCACTATCAACGCATGCGACGGGCTGGGCACTTGACGCAGGACATTCTGATCCAAAAGTGCTCGAGCAGGCTTTCCTGTGGCTTGTTGAACATTCCAAGGCTCTCCGGTTATCCGAGCAACATCAATACAGTTTCGGCAAGTACGGCCGTGGCTACCGCTGTTCCCGTGGCGAAGGCATGAAGGGCGTCAAGGTGTTTACAGCCACTGACAACGCTGGTTCCATCGGTGGCAAATGGTTGCATATTGAACTCGATAACACCTGGGAGAAAGAACACGGCGAAGCAGCTGCAGATGCCTTCGAGGCTGCATGGCGGGCGCTCCCTAAGCCATAAGGACGTGGCTGGCGCTTGGTCTCGCCAGTCACTAGGAGGGGCTAGGTGGTTCTCCATTGCGCCTAGCCTCTCCGCCACCCAAAT